CGGGGTTGAGCCGGTCCAGACCCTGCCTGCGGATAACCGGGTGATCAAGACTCCGGAGGACGCGGTGATGGCCCTGGGGGATGTGATCGAGAAGAAGTTGAACACCATGCTGACCCAGCCGGGGGGCATATCTCTGTCGGCAGTGAAAGAGATCAAGCAGGCCGTGGAACTGGTGGAGAAGATGCGGGAGAAATATGCGGATGCAGAGGGCAAGGCTTTGAAAAAAGGCGGGCTGTCCGATGAGGTGGCCAACGATATCCGCGCCAAAATATTGGGGCTATAGCGATGAAGGGCTGGCCGGGAAAAGAAAACAGGGAGTTGCGGCGTCCGGATCTGTGTCCGGATGTTTTTCTTCCCTATCAGAAAAAATGGGTGGCCGATCTTTCCCCTGTGAAAATCATGGAGAAATCCCGGCGCATCGGCCTGTCCTGGGGCGAGGCTGCGGATGACGCCCTTCTGGCCGCCAGCGAGTCCGGCATGGATGTGTTCTACATCGGCTACAACAAGGACATGGCCCTGGAGTTTATCGAGGATTGCGCCATGTGGAGCCGGTTTTACAATCAGGCGGCGGGCGAAATCGAAGAATTCATCTGGGAAGATGAAGGGGCGGAGAAAAAAGATATCCAGGCGTTCCGGATAAAGTTCCCCTCGGGATTCAAGGTGGTGGCCCTTTCCTCCCGGCCCGCCAACCTTCGCGGAAAACAGGGCAAGATTGTGATTGACGAGGCTGCTTTTCACGACGATCTGGCCGGGCTGCTCAAGGCGGCCATGGCCATGCTCATGTGGGGCGGCCGGGTGGTGATCATCTCCACCCACAACGGGGATGACCATCCGTTCAACGAGCTGATCAACGACGTACGCAAGGCCCGGAAACCCTACAGCCTGCACCGGGTGACGATTGATGACGCCCTGGAGCAGGGGCTGTATCAGCGGATTTGTTTGCGGCTCAAAAAAGAATGGTCCGCCGGGGCTGAAGCGCAATGGCGGGCGTCCTTGTTCGATTTTTACGGGGATGACGCGGAAGAGGAATTGCTGTGCGTTCCGGCCAAGGGCGGCGGAGCCTATCTCACCCGCATGATGATCGAGGCGTGCATGAGCGATGAGATCCCGGTGATCCGCTGGATGCCTCCGGCCAAGGACTTTGTCCACTGGCCGGATGACGTTCGCTATAAAGACATGGCAGCCTGGCTGGAAGCCGAAGTGTTACCGATTCTGAAAGCCAAGGTGCTGACCGACCGGAAATCCTGGTTTGGCGAGGATTTCGGGCGGACCTGCGATTTGACGGTTATCTGGCCCCTGCAGGAAATGCCCGGCCTGAAATACTGGACGCCCTTTCTGCTGGAGCTTCGGGACTGCCCGTTCACCCAGCAGGAACAGGCGCTTTTTTATGTGGCGGACCGGCTTCCAAAATTATGCGGGGGGGCTTTGGACAAAGGGGGAAACGGGGCTTTTCTGGCCGAGCGGGCCATGCAGAAGTACGGGGAAGACCGGATTCAGCAGGTGGCTTTTTCTTCGGCCTGGTACCTGGAAAACATGCCGCCCATGAAGGCGTGCTTTGAAGACAAGACCACCAGCATTCCAAGGGACAACGATATTCTGGATGATTTCCGGGCCATCAAGAAGATCCAAGGCATTCCACGGGTGCCGTCGGATGCCAGGACCCTGAGCCGGGTGGGTGGAAAACGCCACGGGGATGCGGCCGTTGCCAAGTGCCTGGCGGTATTCGCGGCGAGGAACATTGACGGATACGGCGTGATCGAATTCCAATCCACCGGCACCAAACGCACGCACACCCGAACCGAAAGGTTTTTAAATGGCTGAAGCAAACATCAAAAAGCCCCTCACCCCGGAGATCGCCATTGCGGAAAAAGATATCGATATTTTCTCCGGGTGGCTCAATCGCATGGAAAACCCGGACCCGGTGCTTCGCTCGGAAGCCACGGGCAAGGGTCTTAAGCTTTACGACGAAGTGGCCCGGGACCCCCACGCGGCGGCGGTGCTGCAGAGCCGGTACCTGGCCATTGCCGGGTGCGAGTGGGAAGTTCAGCCTGCGGACGAATCGGCCAAAGCCAAAGAAGTTGCGGAGTTTGTGGAATCGGCCCTTCGGTACGCCAATTTCACCCAGGCTTTGCAGGAACTGATGCAGGCCACGCTTTACGGCTTCTTTGTGGCAGAAATCCTGTGGGGGCAAAAGGACGGAGCCTGGGTTCCGGAAAAAATCATCGGCAAACATCCCAGGCGCTTTTCATTCGACATGAACCGGGAGCTGCGACTTTTAACCCCGGCCAACACGATTGACGGGGAATCCGTGCCGGACCGGAAATTCATTGTTTTCAGTTATGGCAGTTCGGACAATCCCTATGGCTGCGGCCTGGGGCAAAAGCTCTGGTGGCCCGTATGGTTCAAGAAAAACGGTATCAAGTTCTGGCTGGTGTTTCTGGAAAAATTCGGAATGCCCACGGGCCACGGCAAATACCCGCCGGGCACGGATGCGGCCGGGATCGCAAAACTGGTGGAGGCCCTGGACGCCATCCAGTCCGAAACAGGCATTGCCACGCCCGACACGATGGAGATCGAGCTGCTGGAAGCGGCCCGGTCCGGCAATGTGACCTACGAATCCCTGTGCGATTACATGGACCGGCAGGTTTCCAAAGCGGTCCTGGGCCAGACCCTCACCACGGAAGTCAAAGGAGAAGGCTCTTTGGCAGCCGGAAAAGTACATAACGATGTGCGCCAGGACCTGAAAAAAGCCGATGCGGACCTGCTGTCCGAAGTGGTCAACGACACGCTGGTGCATTGGATCGTGGATTATAATTTTGCAGGGGTGGAGAAGTATCCCACCCTGTGGCTCCGGACGGAGGAAGAAGAAGACTTAAAGCCCCTGGCCGAGCGTGACGAGATTCTTTCCAGGATCGGGTTAAAAATCCCCACCCGGTATTTTTACGACACCTACGGGATTCCGGAACCGGATGCCAAGGAGGATGTGGTGGCCGGGTCCGGGTCAGCACATCCTGAAAAAGAGCCGCCCGTCAACACAAAACCCGGCGAGTTCGCGGAAAAACCAGGCTTCACCCCGGAGCAGCAGGCCATCGAAGGCCTGGCCGATCAAGGCGTTGAGAAAGCCGGGGCTTTGTTCGCGGACCATGAAAAGAAGATTCTGGAAGCGGTTCTGGCCGCCTCCTCCTATGAAGACGCCCAAATCCGTCTGCTTTCGGTTTATCCGGACTTGGATACCCAAGGGTTGAGCGATCTGCTGGAACGCTCCCTGGTGACTGCGGACCTGTTCGGAAGATACACGGTGGGAGAAGAAATCAAATGATTCCGGCCCTGACCCCCTTGCCGATGGAAGCGGCTCAAAAGTTCTGGAAAGACAAGGTTATGCTGTCTCCGGGCCAGTATGCAAAGCTTTCGGAGGAAGCGAAACTCAAAGCGTTTGCGGTTTCAGGCATGGCCAGGGGGGATGAGCTATCCACGGTTTTTACTTCGCTTCAGCGGGCTTTGGATGACGGGATTCCTTTTGCCGACTTCAGGAAGGATTGTGAAAAGATTTTTGAGCGCAGGGGATGGACCGGCAAGGCCGCCTGGCGGGTGGACAACATCTTCCGGACCAACATCCAGACCGCTTACAACGTGGGCCGCTATAAAGAAATGCAGGCCGTGAAAAAGACCCGGCCCTTTTGGCAGTACAGCGCGGTGAACGACAGCCGGACCCGGCCCGCTCATCTGGCCATGAACGGCAGGGTGTTCCCGGCGGATCATCCGGTGTGGGACACCTGGTACCCGCCCAACGGGTTCCGGTGCCGGTGCGGCGTGGTCACCCTTTCCCGGCGGGAAGTGGAGCGGGACGGCCTTTTGGTGGAAACCGATGACCCGACCCACAGCCTGGTGGAACCGGTTGATCCGGACACCGGAAAACGCCTGCCTGCCAGGACCTTGATGCCTGATCCGGGGTTTGCCTATCATCCGGGAAAAACAGTGTGGGACGGCGTGGTGGACAGTGCCGTAAAACCGGGAATCTGGCGGGATATGCCGGATCTTCCCGGACCCCCGGACTATCGCAGGCGGAGTCTGGCCAATGTCCGCCCGGACGATATTGCAGACTTTGATGCCGGAATGCTTTTGCCTGCCGGGCAAACGGATGATTTTTATCAACGCGAATTCATCTCCAGATACGGAGAAGAAAAAGGGGTGACCGATGCTGCCGGTGAACCCGTGATTTTAAGCCTCCGGGCCTTGATGGCGGATAAAGCCGCAAAAACCTGGAAGTTCAACAAGCCGGGGCATGGCGAATCCATCGGCATTATCGAAGATCTTCTCACCGAGCCTTATGAAATCTGGCTGCTGCCCCAAAAGAATGCCGGTGGAGGAATCCGATTGACCCGTCGTTATGTGGGGTTCTGGAAAACGGAAGACAAAAAGCGTATTGGCGGGCTGGCTGTTTTTGAATCCTCCGGCGGGGTGTGGCAGGGCGTGACTCAGTTTTTACCCAAACGGCGGGAGGATTGGGATTTACGGTATGTGGAAAAACACCGGAGGGGGATTTTGTTATGGCCGAAAAAGTAAAGGCTGGTTTGGCTCACAAACCCACACGACCATGCCCTTTAGGCGGGGTGGCCCCCCTTGACATGGGCGTCCTTTGCAGGCTGAGAAACGTATTTATCACTCCTGAAGGGACAAATCAAGCATGAGCGGCGTTTCCATCAAAATCAACGACCAGGAAGCCATCGCAAAACTGTCCGACATGCTGAAGCGGTTCGACGATTTAACGCCGGTTCTGCAGGAGATCGGGGAAATTGTGCGCTCCTCGGTGGAGCGAAATTTCGCAGCAGGCGGACGCCCCAAATGGCCCCAATCCAACCGGGTGAAGGAGTCCGGGGGCCAAACCCTGTCCGACACAGCAAGGCTCAAACGGTCGTTCAGTGTTTCCGTGGGGACGGACAGCGTCACCGTGGGAACCAACGTGGTCTATGCCGGGGTCCAGCAGTTCGGGGCCAAAAAGGGCAGCTTCGGAACCGTGACCTTTGCCGTAAAAGCTCATGAGCGTAAAGGCAGGCCGGTAGTGGCACACAAACGGACGGCAGCGCTGCCCTGGGGGGATATTCCGGCCCGGCCGTTTCTGATGATCCAGCATGAGGATGAAACGGAAATCAAGGCGGCCCTGGAGGCGTTTTTTTTGGAGGGATTGAGGCGATGATAAAAAATTTCAAATCTCAAATTTCAAATGTGAAACCCGGCTTTTCCGACTGGGTGGAAATCTTTTCCGGAGGTCTGCAGACCGACAGCCATGGCATGGAACACGACGGGGACGCCTTGATTGATGCGGCGGTGGCAAAATTCGACCCGTCCTACCATGAGCCTCCGGCAGTGCTGGGCCATCCCAAGGACGACGCCCCGGCCTTCGGGTGGGTGGAATCGGTCAAGGTAGAAACCGTGGAAGGAGTAAAACGGCTGTACGCTAAATTCAAGCAAGTGGTGCCGGAGTTCGAGGAGATGGTGAAAAACGGCCTGTACAAGAAGCGCTCCGCCTCTTTTTATCCGGACGGACGGCTTCGCCATGTGGGCTGGCTGGGGGCCATGCCTCCGGCAGTGAAGGGTCTGGCTGATGTGGCGTTTTCCAATGGGGAGGATGCCGTAATATTCGATTTTTTAACTGAGGAGGTTTCAATGAAATTTCAAGATTTTATGGAGGCGTTCAAGTTCTGGAAAAAGATCCAGGACGACCCGGACACGGATCTTGGTGATCCCATGTTCGGAAAACAAAAACCCGCAAGCGGAGCGGCCAGCTTCACCGAAGCGGACCTGGAAGCCGCCAAGGCTGAAGCCGCAAGAACCGCCAAGGAGGAAGCCAAAGCCGAAGCGGCAGCATCCTTTGCCGAAGCCGAGAAGAGCCGGAAAAAAGCTTCGGCCAAAACCCGCATTGACGGCCTTATCGCCACGGGCATCCAACAGGGGAGCCTGGCTCCGGCCTGGAAGGACGCCGGGATCGCGGAGTTCATGGCCGGGCTGGATTGCGAAGCGGTGGTGAGTTTTGCCGAAGGCTCGGAGAAGAAAACCGGCCTGGACTGGTTCTGTGATTTTCTGGGAACCTTGCCCAAACTGGTGAATTTTTCCGAAGTGGCCACTCGGGAAACCGACATGAAGACCGGGGCTGCAGCAGACAAGCTCACGGCGCTGGTGAACGCAAGGCTCAAGGAAGACAAAACCCTGACCTATGGCGCTGCGTTTGCCGAGGTCCAGAAGCAGCACCCGGAGCTTGCTGCGGAATACCGCCGGGAATTTTCAACCGCCCATTGATTCCGGGCCTGTCCGGCATGACTTCAACCCAAGGAGACAATGAAAAATGACAACTGAAAATGCAGTATTGGACATAACCCTTCCCGCTGATGAAGACCTCAGCAATGATCAGTACCGGATCGTGGTCCTGGACGCAAGTTCGGCCAGGGTGCGACGGCCCAACGCCGCCACGGAAATTCCCCTGGGAGTGCTCCAAAACACGCCCAACGCTGCAGGCAAGGCGGCTGCGGTTCGGCCCATCGGCTGCGGAGGCATCAGCAAAATTCAACTGGGCGCAACCCTTGGCATCGGGGTGATTGCAGGGATGGAATACGTTTCTGCCACCGATGCCGGAAAAGCCGTTGCGGCCGTGGCCACGCAATACCCCGTGGGCGTGCTGCTGGAAGGCGGGGCCGAGGATGAGCTGGGCTCGATGTTACTGACGCCCCTGACCGTAAAAGCGTAAAATACTTCTAAACAAGAGGAGGATTGGAATATGGCACAGCCGAATGTGGAATCGTTGCTCGTTGCAGGGCCTTTAAAAGACGCGAGCATTGCCTATCGAAACAAAAGTTACATCGGAGACCGGGTCTTCCCGATTCTGGACGGGGTTTCCAAGGAAGCCAAAATTGCAAGATATCTCAAGGGAGCCTGGTTCCGGGATGAAGCGGACGTGCGCGCTCCCGGTACCAGGGCCAAGCGGGGCGGGTTTCCGGTGGACATGCTGGACATCTCCACCAAAGAGTACGCCTTTGCCAAGGAGGTCACCGATGAGGATCGTGACGCCGCGACCGAGTCCAATGCCCCTCCGCTGGAACCCGACCAGGACGCCATCGAATTTGCCTCGGACAAAATTGACCTGAAAAAGGAACGCCGGATTGCCTCCCTGGTTCTGGATGGCACCTGGTCCGGAGTCGCAGGAGAGGATGCTGCAGGCTTGTGGGCACCCAACGACACGACCAACACCCTGATCACGGACATCACCACCCGGATTGAAACCATCCGGAGCAACACCGGGCTTCGTCCGAACGTCCTGATTCTGGATTTTGGCACCTACAACAAAGTCAAGCAATTGGACACCCTGTTGGACCGAATCAAATACACCGAGCGGGGCGTACTGACCGCCCATATGATCGCGGCCATTTTTGATCTGGATGAAGTCCTTCTGGGAGAGGCGATTTATTCATCCGCCAAGGAAACCAAGGCCGGAACGGACTTTACGGCAGTGAACGTGTGGGAGAAAAACCCAGGCAAAGGCTCCGCGTTTCTTTTCTACCGGCCTTACAGGCCCGGCCGAAAAACACCCTCTGCCGGGTACCAGGCCAGGACCAAATACAAAACCAAAGAAGGCGGGGCCGTACGCAGGGTCACCACCTGGCGGGAGAGCGCAGAACACCAGGATGTGTATGAGGTGGCTGAAAAAACCGACATCGTGCAGACCGGGTCGGATCTTGGCTTTCTCTGGACGGATACGATTCTGACGTAACCGGATAGGAGGGGCGGGCATAAAACCCGCCCCTGTAAAGGGAATCACATGCCCTACTGCACACAAGATGACATTTTACTTCAGTTGGACGAGGAAACCCTCATCCTGCTGACGGATGACGATGCAATCGGCGCGGTGGATGACGCCATTGTCACGCGGTGCATCGCGGATGCGGATGAGGAGATCGATTCGGCCCTGGCCGTGCGGTACACGTTGCCTTTTGCCGACACCCCGGCCCTGGTTCGCAAATTGTCCGTGGATCTGGCCATCTGCAACCTCTATGGCCGCAGGCTGGCCGTGATGCCGGAAGAGCGCAAGGCCCGGTGCGGGCAAGCCAGGGATATGCTGGATAAATTCGCCAGGGGGTTGAGAAGCCTGGATGTTCCGGAGCCGGATTCCAAGGCAGGTTCCGGGGCGGTGGTTTCCACCAAGAAGTCCGACCGCATTTTCAGCAGGGGCCGGGCCTCGGAGGGCTCTTCCGGTTCCCTGGACAATTACTGATGATTTCAAATTTGAAATTTGAGATTTGAAACAAGGGCATAAAAAATGACCCTACCGGATATCCGAACTGCAATTGTAAGCGCCCTGGCATCGTCCGGGTTGGGAGACGCGGTGAAAGCCCATCCGGGCGTGCTCACCGAGTCCGATGTCAAAACCATCCTGGTGAACACCCCGACCGCCATCCGGGTGGGGTGCATGGGGATTCCCGCTATTGCCCGCACAGACATGGGCGTGGAGTACACGCTTTCATGGGCAGCCTACATTCTGGCCCAGGACCGGGCGGGTGCGCCCAGGGATGAAACCGCCATGACCGCTGCCGTTTTGGTGGCCGGACTGGTGGCTGGAAACGTGTGGGGAAGAGACGACCTGGAAAGTCCCGTAAACATTACGGCGGACAATCTGTACTCCGGAGCCCTGGACAATCGACTGATTGCCCTGTGGGCCGTGACCTGGCGGCAGGCGTGGACGCCTGAAGGGATGGATGCTTCCACCCTGGATGATCTGCTGCGGGTGGTGGTGGATTGGGATGTGAATCCCGAGGCAGAGGATAAGCCCGCGCCGACGGATACCATTGAACTGGCCGGGGGGTCGGTGCTTTAAGGGCGGTGAACCGTGAACAGTGAACCGTGAACAGAAAGGGCAAAAGAGGAGAAAAGCCATGAAAACCCTATTTTTAAAACCCAAACCCGGCGTGCTGGTGAAAGACCCGGTCACGGGAAAGCCTTTGGCAACAGAGGGTGAGGAAAAGCCGGACACCACGTACTGGCGGAGACGAATCACAGACGGTGATGTCACTGGTGGCGCTGGCCTCGTGCCTGCCCGGAAAAAAGGAGAAGAAACATGATATCGTTTAACAGTATTCCCGGCAATATCCGGGTGCCCCTGGCGTATGTGGAGTTTGACAACACCCGGGCGGTGGCAGGAACCCCGGCCATGCCCTACAAGGTTTTATTTGTGGGCCAGAAGGTTTCCGCTGGAACGGCGGCGGTGAACACCCTTTACCGGGTGGCCACGGCAGATGCGGCCATCGCGCTTTTCGGTCCCGGAGCCATGCTGGCCCGGATGATTCAGATGTACAAGTCCATCAACCGGTCCTGCGATGTTTGGGCCATTGCCCTGGCGGATGCGGTGGCAGGGGTTGCGGCCACGGGCACCTGTTTGTTTTCCGGCACGGCTACTGCGGCCGGGACCTTTGCCATCTATATCGGCGGGGACCGGGTGCGTTTTGCGGTGCCCTCGGGCATGACCGCATCCCAGGCAGCAACGGCCCTGGCGGCTGCGGTGACGGCGGACACCACCCTTGCGGTCACGGCCACGGCAGATACGGCCACGGTGACGTTTACGGCACGGCACAAGGGGGTTTGCGGGAACGACATTGACCTGCGGTTCAATTACTATTCCGACGACGCCACCCCGGCAGGACTTGCCGCAACGTTGTCCCAGGTGGGCAGCGTGGTGGCCGGTTCCGGGAATCCCGATATGGCCGACGCCATCACCGCAATGGGCGACAACTGGTTCCAGGGCATGGTGACTCCCTATACCGACAGCGCCAACATGGCGGCCCTGGAAGCCGAGCTTCTGGACCGCTGGGGCGGGGTCCGGCAGATCGGCGGGCTGGCCTATTGCTCCTACCGGGCTACCCACGCAAACTCCGTGACGTTTGGAGATGGCCGGAACAGCCCCCTGGTGTGCTGCATGCCTTCGGGACAGAACCCGAACCCGACCTGGATCTGGGCCGCAGCCACCGCCGCCCAGGCCACGGCCAGTGTTGCCCTTGATCCGGCCCGGCCTTTTCAATCCTTGCCGTTGACCGGGTTAATGCCTCCGCCTGAGACCAGCCGCTGGATGCTGGATGAGTTAAACCTGCTGTTAAACGACGGCATGAGCACCTGGGAAGTGGATGCAGGAGGCGTGATCCGCATTAACCGCCTGATCACCATGTATCAGGAAAACACTTATGGTTTGCCGGATGCGAGTTACCTGAACATCAATACTCCCTGCACCATTGAGTATCTGCGCTATAGTCTGCGGACCAGGGTCACCCAAAAATTTCCTCGCCATAAACTGGCGGATGACGGTGTGGATTATGGCCCGGGCCAGGCCATTGCTACGCCTAAAACCATTAAAGCGGAGATCGTGGCTCTGGCCAGTGAATGGGTAGAAGCAGGTTTGGTTGAGAACCTGGATCAGTTCCGGGAAGAGCTGGTGGTGGAACGCAATGCGAGCGACCGGGACCGGGTGGACGTTCTGGTTCCGCCTGATCTGGTGAATCAGTTTATGATTTTTGCGGCTCAGATTCAGTTCCGGCTGTAATGGACGGGCACCCGTAAGGGGTGTTCCTGCCAAATCATAAACACCTGTAGGGGCGGGTTTTATGCCCGCCCGTAAAAAGGAGAACAAAATGGCGAAATCCATAGGGGTAGTAAAGATAAAAATGGACGGCGTATTGATGCGCAGCAAGCCGGGCGCGTCGTTAGATCCAGGTGGGCCGGTAAGAACACCCGTGGACTGCGACCAGCCAGGTTTTTATTCCGAGACGAACAAGAACAGCCATATTGACTGCGACATGGTGGTGGACGCGAATTTTTCAGCGGATGCCCTTCGCAGGGCCGATGATTTCACGGCTACATTTGAGAGTGATACCGGCCAGATGTGGGTGGTGAACCATGCCTGGGTGGCCGAGCCCCCGGTCATCACCGGAGGAAACAACGGCGGGGCCAAGCTGGCCATTGACGGACCCCCGGCACAGGAGATGAAGTAATATGGCACAGACCACCATAGACCTGAAAGACGGCCTGATCATTGGAGACAAAAAACATACCCTGGCTGAAATCAAGGAGTACACGGCCGGAGATCTGCTGGATGCCTGCGACGCTGCTGAAAAAATCGTTTACACAGTGGATGCGGCCCCGATCCTGGTATCCAGCCCTACCCGGATGGATATGGAACTGCTCTGCCGCCAGATCGTGAGAATTGGCGAACATCCCGGGCCGCTGTCCATGAACGAAATGCGGAAGCTGTCCGGAACGGATCTGGCGCTGTTGCAAGGCGCTGCGGCTGCTCTTGACGCAGGGGCCTCCAAGGCCATTGCAAAACGGGGGCGTCATGGCGGCAGCCAGGGAAGCGATTGACGATATGATGACCGCCATATCCGTTCGCGTGGGCTGGACCCGGACGGAGGTGGCGAGCCTGAGCTGCCGGAAATTACTGAGCACGTTTAAAAGCCTTTACCCGGAAGAAACCGAATGAGCGATTTAAGAACCTCCATCATCCTGAATATGACGGGCAACCTGGGAACCCAGAGCCGGAGATTCGGCCGTGACCTGGAAAATATGGGGCATCGTGGGGCAAGGGCCATCGGGCTGATGAACCGGGGGATCACCTCCATGACCAATGGCCTCAGCCGCCTGGGAAACCGGTATACGGGGTTTCTGTTTGGTGCCGGTGCAGCCGGGACCATTCGGATGGTTGGGAACCTGGAAAGCCGGTTCACCCGCCTGGGTATTCAGGCGAACAAAAGCGCGGAGGACATGGAGGCCCTGAAAAAACAGATTTTTGAAATATCCAATCTACCGGAAATCCGCATTGATCCCAGCCAGCTTACAGCGGCCATTGAAGAAATCGTGGAAAAAACCGGAGATCTTGATTTTGCCAAGGCCAATCTGAAAAATTTTGCTGCCGCCATTCAGGCCACGGGAGGAGAAGGGGTTTCCATTGGCGGGATCGCCGCAGAGTTTCAGAAAATGGGCCTGAAAGACCCCAAGGACGTTCTGGAAGCCTTGGACATTCTGTCCAAACAGGGGAAATCCGGAGCGTTTACGCTTCAAAACCTCGCGGCCCTGGGTCCACGGGTTGTGACCGCATATACTTCAACAGGACGAACCGGCCTCCCGGCCATACGTGAAATGGGGGCGGCCTTGCAGGTGATTCGCCAGGGCACCGGCTCAAGTGAGATGGCGGCCACTGCTTTTGAAGCGCTGATACGGACCCTGGGCGATTCAGACAAGGTTAAAATGCTTAAAAAAGGCGGCATTAAAATCTTTGACGCCGAGGAGCTTAAAAAAGGCCGGGAAATTCTCCGGCCCATCAATGAACTGATGGTTGAAATCATCCAAAAAACAAAGGGTAAAAAAACCCTTTTGTCAAAAGTGTTCGATGCTGAGGCCATGCGGGCCTTCAATGCGGCAGCGGCCGAATATCAGCAAACCGGCGTGGTCAGCAGCCTGCAAACTTTTTATAATATTCAGGCCGACGGAACCACCGTGATGAAAGACTCGGCCCGGGCCGCCAAGGATTTTAATTCCGCACTCACGGGGATCACCACGGAAGGTCAGAAATTTGCTGAAAAGGAGTTGGGCGGAAAAATCAAAAAAGTAGCTGACGAGCTGAATAGCCTGGGGTCTGACACCGTCCAAAAATGGATGAGGGTTAGCGAAGCTGTAGTGGCAGCCGTGGGCGCGCTTTCGCTGGCGGCTAAAATCGGTGGGGTTCCGGGAGTTTTGGTAACGGCCTCAGGGATCGGAGGACTAGGCACCGGGACCGTGATGAATGACGCGATGGGAGCCGTTTCCGGCAAAGCCTCCAGAGGCAAATACAAAGGCTCCGGCTGGCTGGGCGATGTGATGTGGGACAACACCCACAACCCGGACGGCAGCAGACGGAAGCACAGCCGGTTGCAGGATTACCTGGATCAAAAATTCATTCCTGCTGAGTTAAAAATAACGGTTGAGGACGGGCGCGTGGCTGTAAAACGGATGACGCCGGGAAGCAATCTGGACATGACCGTTGACACCGGCCGCACCATGCAGGGGACGCGATGAGCGCATTTGACGCCTATCAGAAAGGCAGTTTCCGGGGGGTGCCGTTTTTATATGTGGACTCGGACGAGGATCTGGGCCGCAGGAAGCTGGTGCATGAATATCCCTATCGGGATTTGCCCTATGTCGAGGATTTAGGCCGGAAGAGCAAGAATTTTTCGATGGAAATCCTGGTGGCCGGGCCGGATTACATGGCATGGCGCAACCGGTTGATGGACGCCCTGGACGCACCAGGAGCCGGGGTGCTGGTGCATCCCACCCGGGGGCAAAAAAACGTGGAAGTCCTGGATGCCCGAGGTCCGAGAGAATCCACGCGGGACGGAGGCACGGCACGGTTTTACGTGACGTTTATTGAATCCGGACCGGCTCTTTATCCCTCCTTCCGGATGAGTCCGCAGGCAGAAACGATCCGCCTGGCAGATGGGGTGGATTCACTTGCGGCTGAACAGCTTGAAAAACGCACAAACATGACCGGGCCGGGCTTTATTGCCCTGGACGCCATCGCAAAAACGGTGGACTTTGCCGAAACCGTGAAGCGCACGATTTCGCGTATTCCGGAGCTTGCGGCCAGCAGCGCCGTGATGCAGGGCCTGCTGGATCTTTCCACGGGATCGAGCAGCCTGGTTTATGCGCCCATTGATTTATACAACAGCATCGCCACGATTTTCCGGGATATTCAAACCGCCGTGGAAAACCCCCTGGATGCCTGGAATGCCCTGGGGAATTTTGCGGGCTATGCCGGAGCCGGGGATACGGTACCCCTGACCACGTTCAGCCGGATCACCCAGGCGGAGAACCGGACCCAGTTGGACCTGGCCTTTAACCTGGCATCGGCCACAGCCGGGGCCAGGGCGGCCAGCGCAGGTGTCTATGACAGCCAGAACGCTGCGGACGCCGTTAAAAACGTGATCCTGTCCTGGCTGGATGATCTGGCCCTGATCGCAGATCCGAGGCTATTCGAGGCCCTGATGGATTTCAGGGCGGGGATTATTGCGGACCTGGGCAACAGGCCTGGACTGCCGGGCATCAAAAGCCTCACCCTGGTGGAGGCAACCCCGACCCTGGTGCTGGCCCACCGGCTTTACCGGGATGCTGGCCGGGACGCGGATATCGTGGCCAGGAATCGGATCGTCCATCCGGGTTTCGTGCCGTCCGGCATGGTTCTGGAGGTGCTGGATGTCTGATGTGATCCTGACGGTGAACAACCGGCAATATGCGGGCTGGACCCGCGTGAATATCACCCTGGGCATGGAACAGCTTTCCGGGGCATTTTCAGTGGGGTACACGGAAAAATGGCCGGAACAGACCGAGCCCTGGCCCATTCAAAAAGGGGATGCGGTTTCCGTGGCCATTGATTCCCATGTGCTGATCACCGGGTTTGTGGATGATGCGTCGGTAGATTTTGACGCCACGGATCACACCCTGGAAATCACGGGCCGGGACGCTGCCTGCGACCTGGTGGACTGTTCGGTGGACAGTAAACCGGGGCACTGGGAAAACCGAACCGTGACCCAGATTATCACGGATTTATGCAAGTCCTACGGCCTTTCCGTAACAGCCAAAACCTCTGTGGCCGAGCCTCTGAAAAATTTTGGCGTCCAGGAAGGCGAGATGGTGTTTGATGCTATTGACCGGGCCTGCCGGTACCGGGGCATACTGCCCATGTCCAACGGACTGGGCGGGATCTGGCTGGTGAAGCCGGAAACGGTCCGTGTGCCCGTGGCCCTGGAGCAGGGGAAAAACATCAAGGCCGGGCGGTTTGTTGACTCCATGCGGGAGCAGTTTTCCCTGTACACCGTGAAGGGTTGCGACGTGGGTAAGGACGATTCCACACCCCCCCAGAATTGCGGGCCGTCCGCCACGGCCACGGATTCCACGGTAAAACGATACCGGCCCCTGGTGCTGATTGCGGAAAACCCCTGCGATACGTCGGAATTGAAGAAGCGGGCCATCTGGGAGGCAGCGGTACGGCGGGGCCGGTCCAACCGCATCGGGATCACGGTCCAGGGGTGGACGTATCCGGGCGGGATCTGGAGGCCCAACATGCTGGTGCCCGTGAAATCATCGGCACTGAAGACCGACCGGGACAAATTGATTGTATCGGTGAACTTCAGCCGGGATGAGCGCGGCACATTGACATTTCTTGAATTGTGCGATCCGGAAGGGTTGACGCCCATTGAGATTCCGGAAGAGGCGGAAGACGAAGGCGGGTGGCTGTAAAATGTTTGAAAAACAGATCAATACCCTGCATCGGAAAATCAAATTAATTGCCGGACGGGCAGTCATTAATCTGGTGAACGATTCTTTAAAAGAGCAGACCGTGCAGCTCGGGATTTTGGAAGGGGAAACCCGGAACTCTGAGAGGTATCAGCATTATGGATTTACTTCCCACCCGCTTTCCGGAGCCGAGAGCGTGTTTATCTCCGCAGGCGGAAGCCGGAACCATATTATCGTGGTTGCGGACGGGGACCGAAGATACCGGCCAAGAAACCTTGCCCCTGGTGAAGTCGCCCTCTATACCCATGAGGGCTTGATGATGTTGTTCAAAGCCGGTGGAGACATTGAAGTGACGGGCTGCGGAACGTTTTCAGCAGACGGCCACATTGCGGATTCCGTGAGCACCCTTCAGGCCATGCGGGATATTTTTAACACCCATACCCACGCCAGTGGGGCGGTTCCGGATCAGGAAATGGATTAAGGGCGGGAACGAGTGATGAGTAATGAGTAATGGGTATTTGGTTTTTCGCTGATCACTCATCACGGCCTGGAGGGCAAAATGGATATCGGGATTACATACGCCAATGGCGGGTTTGATCTGGATCTTGGGGACGGGGGAGAGGCGGTGGACAACACCCTGAAAACCGCCGTGATCCTCAGCCTTTTTACGGACCGCCTGGCCGATGAAGACGACGTACTGCCGGACGGGGGCACGGACCGGCGCGGATGGTGGGGCGATATCTTCCCGGAAGTGGGGGGGGATTTGACCGGCTCCCGGATCTGGCTGCTTTCCCGTGAAAAGCAATTGCCCTCGGTTTTGCGCCGGGCCGGGCAATACGCCAAAGAGGCGCTGCAATGGCTGCTGGATGACGGGGTGATCCTGGGCCTGGATGTGGTAGCCGAAAACCCGATGGATGGGGTGATGGGCCTGGGGATTTCCATCAAGACGCTTGAAAACACAGCCGTTGACATGCGGATTGCCACGGTTGCCGATGCTGCAGGGTACAGCGCCCTGGTGGACATGGGTTATGACATGATCCTGGACACATCCGGGGGCATTATTTTTGATATGAGTTATTAGGGGGAAAAATGGCGTTTGACCGACCGGATTTGCAGACCCTGATTACCCGCACCACGGCGGACTTAAACTCCCGTTTCTCCGGGACCTATAACCGGATGCGGCGGATGGTGCTTGCGGTGATAGCGCGGGTGCTGGCCGGGCTGGCCCACGGGCTTTATGGGTTTTTGGCGTGGATCGCGGAGCAGATTTTTACGGACACGATGGATGACGCCCAGCTTCGACGGGACGGGGCCATTTACGGGGTGCCCTACGACCTGGAATCCAAAGCATCCGGAACCCTGGAAGCCACGGGTACGGACGGCTCGGTGATTGAGGCGGACACCCTGTATCAGCGGGCGGATGGTGCGGAATTCATTGTGCTGGCCGAGGCGGAGATTGTGGGGGGGGTTGCGGATGTGAGTATTCAGGCCAGCAATTACGGGGTGGAAGCCAACACGGAATCGGGTGAAACCCTGACATTGGTATCTCCGGTTTCGGGCGTGAATCCCGAGGCCACGGTGGATGAAAACGGGATCACCGGGGGGCTGGATGCCATGAGCATGGCCACCTATAAACAGCGGGTCATCGACCGGAAACGGATCTATTTTACCGGGTCCAATGCCGCCATTTATAAAAAATGGGCGCTGGAGGTTTCGGGCGTGACAAGGGCCTGGGTGTATGAAAACACCCCGGTGGACGGGTCTGTGACCGTGCTGTTCGTGTGCGATGATGAGGCGGATATCATTCCGGATGCGGCCAAAATTGGGGATGTGAAAGATTACCTGGAGGAACATACGGACCCGGCCACGGGCATTATTGTGGGGCGGGGCGTGAATGTGACCCTGGTGGTGGACGGCCCGGTGGCCCAGGAAGTGGATTTTACGATTCTGCCCAGTCCCAACACGTCGGCGGTGCGGGCGGCTATTCTGGGCGAGCTTTCGGATATGATCCGGAGGGATGCGGAACCGGGTGAGAATATTTTGATTTCCCATATCCGGGAAGCCATTTCCATTGCGGCCGGGGAAAATGATTATACGCTCACCTCGCCGATTGCGGACGAGACCGTGGGCGTAATGCTGGACAAATACCGGAGCCAGTTGAAACAACTGCTGCCGCCCGGCCTGGCCTTTCCACGCATGGCCGGAACCAATTGGCACCGGGTGTTGGAAGGGATTGCGGCCGAAGCGGCCAGGGTTGAAGACCGGGCGCTGGATCTGCTGGCGGAGATGGACCCGAGCATGGCCACGGAGCTGCTGGGCGAATGGGAAGCCGAGTGGGGTTTGCCCGATGCCTGTACCGGTGCGCTTTCGTCCCTGGGGGATCGCCGGGCCGCGCTGTTATCGAGAATCCGTTTTGTGGGGGACCAGACGCCGGGATTTTTTGTGCGCCTGGCGGCTTCCATTGGATACACCGTCACGGTGGAAGAAAATGTGGATGGAAATCCCAAGGTGTGGCGGATTCGGGCTCCGGAAACCACGGTGCGGTGGTTTCGCGCTGGCCAAAGCCGGGCCGGGGACTCCATTCGAACCTGGGGAAATGACCTGCTGGAATGTGCCATTTTGCAAGTGGCCCCGGCTCACCTAACTGTTTTATTTGCCTATGGAGAGGAAAGCTGATGCATAAAATAGATTCGCCCAACGCCGACGCATCCAACGAATTCCGGGACGGAGACCCGATATTGGGGCAGGACGCCACGGAGGTTTGGAGCAAATTCTTAAACACCATTCAACGGGAGCTGGTGGCCATTCCGGTGGCAGCCGGGATTGCCCTGGATGATGAAGACGACACCCAGGTGTTGCAGGGGATACTGGCCCTGGTTGCCGCCATGTTTGGCGGTGTGGCGGGCGCAAACGGATATTTAACCCTGCCGGGCGGGATTATTATTCAATGGGGGATAATTTCACCGGCCAGCCATATGATCTCCTATGATTTTGGGTGGGTCAATTATCCGGTTCCCTTCCCCAATAACGCATTTTGTGTGATTCCAGCGCTGTTGACCTCGGAAACGGCAGCGCTGATGGATAATTTCATAGGGGTTCGGGGCGCATCCTCGGCGGCCTTCCGGTTGCAAGCGGGCACGAATTTACAGGACACCTCAAGCACCAGGGTTTTTGGAGCATACTGGCTGGCCATCGGAAATTAAGGGGGTAATATGACAAAACAAATCCTTTATGAAATCTGCGAAGATCCGGCGGATGATGACCTGCTCACGGGTGTGGATGTCAGTGATCCAGTCATGGCTCCGGAAGGGAGCACAAAGAATTTTCGGATCGAAAGCTTGCGTGTTTCCGCAGCTACACAGTTAGCGCTGAATGTGAAGGCGGAAAAGGGGACACATTATCCTTATGCGCTGAACATCCAGGATGTAGGCCAGGCGGATATTGACGGTTTGACCATCACCTTTGCCTCGGCTGGGCCGATGGGGGTGGTATTCGATTCTGCGACCTACACCTTAGAAAGTTTTACTCACACGTTTACTCAGGGCCAAAACTATTTTGTCTGGGTGAATCCGGACGGGACCATACTGTACGATGAGGCTGATGAAGGAAATTTTGATCGGTATGACCTCAAATGCCCATTATATAAAGTGTTAACCTGGCCTGTTGGCAGCGAAAACACAGGGATCTGGGCCGTATGGAAAATGGCAGATACCATACCCGTGAGAAACACTGTCTGGAAAGTGCCCGTCAACCTGGATTTGCTCCTGAATGATTATTGGGTTTTCCCACACAACAAAGAGTGGGGGGCACAAACCCTGGAGTATCGGGATTGCGTTCGGACATCGGCTCGTCGGTTATATTTATGTACGGTTCCGGGCACAATATCTATCACGGAACCCCTTGCGCCAGCTTTGGTTTGGGAACCCTATTCCTATGAAAACTGGGGAGACTTCCAAGCTACGGATGGGACGGCAATGCTTCGGTATATCGGGATGGATTTTTGCGAGGGGGCTTTTAGACAGGGATTAATAGCAGGTGTCCACAACGTTTTCGGGCTGGAAACTGCTGGATTCCTGGCCCGGTGCCCGAGAGAGATTTCCGACCCTCTGGCTCCGATGTTATATGCTTATCTAAAACAGGCGATCAACAGTGCAGTCACCGTTCGGTTTAATAATCATACCTATGAATACGGGATGCATGTGACCGGGGATTATAATTATGAAGGGTGGGTCTATCGCTGCATCGCACCCGGTGTTACAGACTCTTCCTGTCCTTTTTCAATAGACCCTGCCCCTACACCCGGAACAACGACAGTTGAAGATGGTGGCGTGACATGGCTCTGTGTGGGAAGAACTTCTTACCATAACCCGGATGTCAACTGGACGATCATGGATCTTGATATCCTGGGGGTTTTGCTTACGAAACCGGATTCACATGACGCATCCATATGGGGGTTGATGTTCCTGGCAAACCAACTCCGCGAAGCTGGTAACTTGCCTGATGAATTTTTCTATGGATACTCAAAGCACCGGGATTTATATAATAATCCAAAAACCTATTTCAGCACGTTCAATGACTTTATTTATTGTAATCTGACAACCCAATTTAATGGAAATTTATATTGGGGCTCCCAATTCGGATTGCAGCCGGATGGGTCAGGAGATCTTTATCCCTATTATTTGTTTATGGATATATGCTCTGGGTGGGGAGCACATGATCAGGCAATAAAAATTTATTCTGATCCGCGAGGGAATAAATCGGCAGCGGATATTGCTTATTACACCGCCTGGAGGGACGCTATTAAAGGCGGGATCGAGCGGTTTTGGGTGGAGGAAGCCGGGGCTTTTACTTGGGTTTTGGATGATACCGGGGCGCAGATGGAAACGTATTTTCCACCAGATCCCGAGGACAGCCCGCCAGCTTACCCTTGGGTTATGTCACAATTTACTCCCATGTCCTTTGGAGTCCCAATAGGATACCCAAAAATGCAGCGTGCCCACGCCTACGCAGATAAAATATTCCCAAATTGGTGGAAAAGAAATCAGGAGGGTTCCCCCTTTTTAGCGCATTTTGGTGCTCTTGCAATGTGCATGGTAGATGGATCAAACACTCTTCGGGATGAAATCATAGATCTGATAGAAAAAGACAGGATGGATGTATTTAGCCCAGATGATCCGACATCTTACGGATTGCAGAACATAAAGATGCTTCACGGTTTGGCTATTTATCTCCTATTAAAGACTTCGCCAATTCTTAAACCGTTTAATGTAAACACATTTGATGGGACCGATGGCCATCAATCTGTGGATGTAAGTGTTGCGGTGTTTACCGGGGTTTGCTCATCCGGGGACGGGGCTGCTTATTATATGGTCCCAGTAAACCTGGATGAGTATTGCTTGGAGGACGTGTTCATGTCCTGTGCAGTGCCCGGAACCACTGGAGTAATGTCGTTGCAAATCAATCGGCGCAGACTCCCCGTGGGGGGATCTGCGGAGTTTGTTGATATGCTTACAACATTATTCAGCGTGGACTCCGGAGAATATGATAGCAGGAACGCGGCTACCCGGGGCGTAATTAACCCGGATATTTCAGATGTCCGTGCCTACGATTTGCTGCGTTTGGACATTGTCGATGTCCACACCACGCCAGCCCAGTGGCTGGTGGTTGGGCTGAGGTTCCGAAAATAAACGTCCAAGATGCTGGCCGGAACATCGGAACTGTATCTGCATGATTTGGGGTATTACTGGTTTTTGAAAAAGGCGGGAATATGAAAATGGACGCGGAATATCCATAGTTTTTTTATGGGGGTCGCTCCGGAAAGGCTGTAACCTTGCCGGAGCGAATGGTTGTTCAAGAGCCAACCAAACATCTGATGAACAGACGACCCCCGCTCGGACCGAGCAAGGGGGATATATCACAGTGGAGGCGACATGAACAGCCCTTTGGCGTACATCGGCGGCAAATCAAAATTGGCGAAAACCATTATTGAAATGATGCCGGGTCATCAACAGTATTGCGAAGTTTTTGCAGGAGCGGCCTGGGTATTTTTCAAAAAGGAACCGTCCAGGTTTGAGGTGATCAACGATCTTGACAGTGAGCTGGTCTCTTTTTACCGGGTGGTTCAAAATCACCTGGAGGAGTTTTTAAAGCAGTTTAAATGGCTGCTTTCATCCAGGGAAATCTTCGAGGATTGGAAACGCCAGCAGGAAGCAGGCGGATGGACGGACATTCAGCGGGCAGCCAAATACTACTATTTGCAAAGACTGTGTTTCGGCGGCCGGGTCCGGTCCAGAACCTTCGGCGCTGGCCCAATGCACAAGCCAAGAATAAACCTGCTAAGGCTTGAAGAGGAATTGTCTTCCGTTTATTTGCGCCTGGCCGGGGTTTCCATCGAGCACCTGAGCTGGGACCGGTTTATTGAGGTGTATGATAAGCCTGGTACCCTGTTTTATCTGGACCCGCCGTATTACAAGATGCCGTATTACAATCACAATCTCGGCATCAATGATTACCGGAAAATGGCCAAAGCCCTCATCGCCATTAAGGGGCTTTTCATCCTGAGTCTCAATGACCATCCGGACATCCGGGAGGTGTTTAAGGACTATAAAATAAGGGGCGTACAGTTAAAATACACGGTTTCAAAGGAAGGTCAAAAGACCGCTAATGAGCTGCTGATCACCAATTATTAGACCCGAAAAACCTTTAAAAAAAGCCTGCCAAATCGATCAACCGATTCGGACAGGCTTTTTACGCCCAAAAGCAAATGGCTTGAGTTTTTCTCAAACCATTTGCAAAAAATCTCAAACCATTTGCGAAACTATACCAGATACAGATCCCGAGAATAGACCTGAACGGATAACCAAAACCCTTTTGATTTCAATTTTAAAACCCTTGGTTTCAATTTCATAAACCTCCAACCCGAGCCTTACAAAAATTCCGGAGGCCCCCTCCCCTACTTGGGATTTTGATTGATTTGATTGATGGCAAGCAAGATGGAATCGTAAAAGGTCAGAATTAACATTTTTAGTTTCGATAACTCATTTATTTTATTACCTTTATATAGCTCATTTTTCCATATAGTTTTATCAGCCTGCCCGAACCGTATTTTTCAGTCATCATTTAGGACAGATTCAAGTAATCCTGATTTGGCCTGCTTTGACCTTGGAATTTAAAGGTAGATTGGCGGAGCCGTCTGAGAGGAATATTTCTAAGGGATAAATTTTGCACATATTTTGGATGCAACAGGAAGGACGATACGGTACCGGCATGAATGTTGTTAATGTCACTTGGATACAATGACCACTTGCTATCCTCTCTTGAAGAAAATCCATAATGAATAGATTCCGTTGCCTTGGGCCGGACATTTTTTTATATGTCAACCTGGGCTTTGGGCAAGGAGGGGGCTTTCTCTCTTTCTATATCCTAATCTTCACTTTTTTGCCGGGCTTTATCCGTCAAACGATACCTCTGAAGAGGGCTGTTGGGTTTATCGGGGAGTGTCATTTCGATCAATCCATTTGCCAATGCAGGCTTAAGATAGCTTTCACGAAACGATTTCCTGTCCAGTATGCCCATTTCTTCTTGGAGCTTATCCCGGCTCATCTCACCAACCAGCGCTAACATCAACCGCTCAACTTGGGGGGTTACATGGGGGGCAGCTTGGGGGGTAATGGAGGACACAGCTCCTTCAATCATCCTGAGCAAGAACTCGATAAATGATGAAGAATCGGCCTCACGAGTGCTTTTTTGCAAAACCTGATAATATTCCATCTGGTTCTCGTGGATAAGGCTTTCAACTGGAATGTTGGCAAAAATTGGATTCCAATTGGTAAGCATTAAGGTTTGCCATAGCCGCCCCATGCGTCCATTACCGTCTGAAAAAGGATGAATGAACTCAAATTCGTAATGGAACACAGAACTGCTTACCAATGGATGCTGATTGGTATTTGTCACCCAATGCAACAGATCACGCATGAGTACCGGAACACGATGGGCTTGGGGAGCCATGTGAATAACCTTTTCACCATTCATAATCCCGACACCCCCTGATCTGTATTTGCCGGGCTCTTTCATCAAACCATCCATAAGGATACGATGGGCTTCCAGTAAATCTGATTCCAGACCCGGTTGCCAATGTTGAAAACGATCGTAGGCGGCGATGGCGTTTTGCACTTCTCGAATTTCACGAGGCTTTGCCAAAACTTGTTTGCCATCCAAAATCGCGGTGATCTGTTCCTCGGTCAAAGTGTTGCCTTCAATGGCCAAGGACCCCCGAATCGTTCGGATTCTGTTTATTCTTCTAAGCCGAAGTGCTTTGGTTAAATCCGGCTGCATTGATAAACGGCCCAATCCTTCACCGATACTTGCAACCAGGTGTATGATGCCCGAATTTATCGAAAAGGGAGGGTTGTATGGCTCATTTTTTTTCAAACTCACCACCTTTGTATCTGCATGGCATTAATCTTCAATGTTTGCTGAAAATTATACCAGATCAAACCCGGAAATACAATTTAATAATAATTAAATTACAAGAGGTTATGTTCTTTGTATTGGGTATTTTGCGTTAAACAGCTTCCCTTGAAAACCAATAAGAAAAACCCCATTGCAATCAAACCCAAACCCAACCCCATTGCAATCAATTAAGAACCCAACAAGTCACCGGACAAACATTCCGCGATATAGCTCCCGGACGCAGATCACAAACCACAGATCCCGAGAATAGACCTGAACGGATAACAGAATCCTTTTGGATTCAATGTAAAAAACCTTGGTTTCAATTTCATATACCTCCAACCAGCGCCTTAAAAAAATTCCGGATGCCCCCTCCCCCGCTCTGGATTTTGATTGATGCCAAACCTAAAAGCTTTTGGCATCATTTTCCGGAAAAGCTTCGAAATTCAGTCCCGGTCAAAAACATAGCAGGCATATTTGAAATTTTTGAAAACAAGAAAATCGGTTGGTTTCAAAACGGTTGATGCCAAGGAGTTGATTTCAAGGTCTGTATTGAATCCCTTGGATACTGGATTCAAAATAGACGGACCAGGGACGGACCAAGGCTATGTATTCAGGAGACAAGGAATTGTCCCGGGCAGAAGTTTTTACCGGCAGTGGTCTCGAATGTGACTTGAATGTGACTTTGCCTGGCACGAAAAGTTCACGGGCCGTGAAATGTTTGTCACAGGTTGTGCCATCCAGGGTTACGGGCGTGAATTTATGAATCACAGAAAATTCACGGAATGTAACTTTGATTCCTCAGTTTGTTCGAGTTTATTTTGTGAACCTTCGAAATGTGAACCTTTTGAACCTTGTCGGACCAAGTTAATATACTGTTTTAATAAATAAAAGACCTCATATATCCGCTAAATAACGTCTAAGCGCCACCTTTTTAGCCCTAAAAAAGTGGTTTTAAGGAAAAATGGCCCTTATATCTTCTGCCAGAATATGAAAGGAAATGGATAGATGCGGTTTTGAAGAATAGCGGGAATAAAAAGCGGGATAAAAAATGGACTGAAAGCATTGCAGTCGGTGACCTGGATTTTGTCCTCGCAACGAAAGCGAAAGTTGGCGCAAAAAGGAATTTGGCGTAAAGTAATTGAAAGCAATATTGGATTTGAACTCAAGGAGCCCCAAGAACCTTACATGCCTGTTTTTGACCCTGTAAAGGGACCGCTTAGCCCAAATAACGCCTATTTATGGGACGTTTCACTATAAATAACAGTCTATTAGCTTGGTCCGACAAGGATGAGTATTCAACGGGGAAAGGAGCGGCGGGATGACGATGTTAAATGAAAGCCTCGAAAGTAATTCGCGTCCATTCAACTGGCGGGTTGGCATTTTGCTATTGTGTCAAGAAGTGCCTGCATTTTCGAGCGAAGGTCTTGGAGTTTAGTTGTCGCAACATCCCAGACTATGGTGTAATCAACCCCAAAATAGTCATGGATTAGCCTGTCTCGCATTCCAGTGACCTTTCGCCATTCGATTTCTGGCTGAATAGCCTTGACGTCATCCGGTATCTTTTTTGATGCTTCGCCGATTATTTCCAAGCTTCGAACAAATGCTCTTTTTACGGTCGGATTTCTGACAAAAGACTCATAATCCAAATCTTTTGTCTGGCTTAATATGTAATCGACTTCGTCCAGAATATGATGGATATATTCATGCGGCGATAGAGACACGTTCTACCTCTTTTAGGATATGTGGTCCGATGTGCGGGCTGAGAGCCTCTATTGTAATCAACTCGACCCTGCGTTCAAGGATATTTTCAAGCAGAAACGCAACTTCCATAAAATTGTCAAAAGTGTGTTTTTCAGGGATGAATTCCACGAGAATATCTATGTCGCTCTCGGGTGTCTGGTCACCCCGCACAAAGGAACCGAATAAACCGATATTTTTAACGCCATAATATGCGAGTTTTTTTTGTTCGCTTAATATTCTATGAAATATTAAGCTTTTAGCATCTGTTCTATTGGTCATTGGACCCCCTCCGCGATTCCTTTTATTTTAGCACAATACAATAAAACTCAAGAGGATGCAATGAGACCTTGATTGAATTAATTTGCAGTGCCAACCGATCCATAACCGGATGCCGGTGACCCTGAAACTGGAATATTATGATAAATGGCTTGATCCGGGTGAACAGGACCCCATGGAAATTCTTGTGGGCGGGATATTCACGGAGTTCAAATTTTACCCGGTTTCAAAAAGGGTTAACAGCGCGGGGTGGAATGAGCCGGGGTGTATTGCGCGGGTTGGGGATGGGTAAAGGTTGGAAAAATAAACGAAAAACACTGGACGGGGATTATCACATATCGCAATGATAATATACGAATTATCTCAGTCCGGAGTTCCAGGAATGAGGAGATTGAGCTTTATGAAAGCTAAAGAATTAGATAAATTATTTGATGACGGGAAAAGCATTTCAGAACATTTAGATCTCTCAAAAGCAAAACGTCCGAACCAGGAGCAGAAAAGGGTTAATGTTGATTTTCCTCTCTGGATGATTCAGTCACTTGATAGAGAAGCTAAACGTCTTGGTGTACCTCGGCAATCGATTATTAAGATTTGGCTTGCTGAAAGATTGCAGAAATCCGCTACCACATAATATTCGAAACTGTCGTTCCACACTCGACCGGGTCAAACTTTGCCTGACAAGGATTCCCATCTTTATAGGTGTTTGATTCCCGGTTTACCGGGCTTCAGTGAATCCGTCCATGCCGATTGCATCCATCAAGGGCGTTCACCGTCTTGGATGAAAAATAAAAATATTTCGCGATTTTTATTTCATGCAGCTTTTTTAGCATTTAATTCTGATTTCACCGAATTTCCCAGCTTCTCAAGTGTAAAAGGCTTTGCCAGGCATTTTCCGCAGCCAAGTTTTTGGACCTGTTTAACCCGGTCGGTTTCGGAATATCCCGTGGCAATGATTGCCTTCTGGGATGGGTATAGTTTGACGATTTCTTTATAAGTATCCAGGCCATCCATTCCCGGATACATGATCATATCCAGAACGATAAGATCCACCGGTGCTTTCCGGAGATATTGGATCGCCGCTTCGCCATTTGGAACGGCCGCTGCCGAATACCCCAGTGTTGTCAGCAATGCCACTGCCACCTCTCTTTGTTCTACCACATCATCGATTATGAGGATGGACTCTCCGTTTCCCTTGTAATTCTTCAGGGGTACTACGGTTTCCGCGTCATCCAAATCTTTATGGGTGGCTGGGAAATAGATCCTTATGGTGGTGCCTATCCCCTCCTTGCTTTTAATCTCAATATGACCTTCGTGGTCTTTGACCGCGCCCCAAACCACTGTCATGCCCAAGCCTGTTCCGCTTTTTCCCATGACTTTCTTGCTGTAAAACGGCTCAAACACATTTTCAATTTCTTCCGGAGACATGCCCGAACCGGTATCGGTCACCTCTAACACAGAATACTCGCCCGGGGGGATTTCATCATTGTGTTGTACGATAGTCATGGTGATGACGCAGTTCCGTGTGGATATTGTGAGTTTTCCGCCACCGAAGATGGCTTCCGCGCCATTGGATACAAGATTCATTATGGCCTTGGCGATATGAATCGGAGACCCCTGGACATTCAATAGGGTTTTATCTAAGTTAGTCTCCATTGCCACTTCCGGGTGATATGCCTTCAATTTCCCGAACTCCGGGCTATCCAGGTATTCGGAAACCAGAAGGTTAAGATTCGTTGTTTTTCTTGTGACGACCCCTCTTCGCACCAATGCGAGAAGGTCATTCACTATGGCTGCGGCCTTGAGCCCGGATTGCTTTATTTTTTCCAACGAATCCTGCAACGGACTGTCCGGGGGCAGTTTCATGCTTAACAGCTCCGGATAGCCGACCACTCCTGCCAAAACATTGTTAAGATCATGAGCAACCCCCCCGGCAACATTGGCGACAACCTCCATTTTTAGGGCTTGCTGAAGCTTGGTCTGGAGTTCTATTGCTTCCCGGTTCAGTCTTTCTCTATCCTGAATTTCCTCTACCAGCTTTATATTTAGTTCCAGAAGTTCGCAATTTCTTTGGTCGAGCTTGTAAATCAGCTCATTTAACTTTTTATTCATGCTCCCCAGCCCGGTAACGATTAGGCCGGCAGAAAGAATTATGGTGATTGTCCCTGCTGCCCAAGCACTCAAAGAGTTCAGGTAAATGATCGGATCAAATTGCAAGGAAAGAATATTAAAATGGAAAGCCATTCCGATGAGGCAGAAGCAGATTGTGCTTATTGTGGCGGATACAACACCGCCCCGCATCCCGAACAGTATTGTGCAAATAACGCAACACACAATCAATGCTGGAATACCGAAACCCGCGAGACCCATGGCGACCAGCCCAGAAACACCTTTGATAAACAAGATCCCGATAAGCATCCATGCCCGGATGAAAAACGAAAGATATCTTTCCAGGATTACCGTGGCCACAACAACTGTGTATAAGCCGATGTGGAGGGTCATGATATTCTGCCATCCCACGGTATAGGCCCTTGAAAGGGAAATGATAACGGCAAAAAATCCTACGAGGATTATGGCACGAAACACCCACTTCAGTTGTTGATCGTGTATCGCCTGAATCTCACCGGGTTTATTGTGCATCAAAAAATCTCCGGGTTTTAAGGGAAGCAAGGAATGGTTTGGCTGGCGAGAAAAACTTTTTGCCAACAACAAGTGGGGGACCATGGGGACGCCCTTCGCATTTCCATATTTAATACCTGAATCTTGCATGAAAAATGATCAAATCTCAGCAAAGCCTTATGAGAATCCTATTTACGGAAATT